GGAGAAGTAGATATTAATATACCTTTAGGAAAATATTTTAGAGAACAATTAAATATAAAACCATTATTACCTTATGAAGGTGATTATATAGTAGAAGGTAGATTTGGTAATACAATAAGATTAGGTGCTACTGCAAGAAGTGAAGCTATACCTAAAGAACAAAAAAATAATTGGTCTAATGGTGCTAAGGGAGAAGTAGGAGATCCTATCACTATTATTAGAAATGGACAAGCAGTAAACTTAGACAATCAAGGTTGGGTACATACACTTGAAAATATAAACACAGACCCATCATCTATATATTTAACAAGTAACCAAAAAATAGATAATTTTGCAATAGCAGCTCCTGATTGCTGGTATTCATTTGGTTTAAATGCTATTATACCTCAAAATGATAATGAAGAAGCTAAAAAGTTTTTAGATTCACCAGTTGATTTTATAGTAGCTGAAGAAGTTATAGTAGATAAAGAAGTTAAAGTTGAAGAAAGTACCCCACCACCTACAGAATCTACACCTACAGAATCTACACCTACAGAATCTACACCTACAGAATCTACACCTACAGAATCTACACCTACAGAACCACCAGAATCAACAGAAACAATATCAGAAGAAGATGCAGGATTTGTTGAAGAAGAAACAACAAAAAAAGAAATAGGACCTTATGCTAATATTATAGGAAAATATTATAATGGTATAGGAAAAGATAAAGAATTTAACATAGCTGAAAGTTTAGCAAGACAAGACGCATTGTCAAAAGTATATTTAGAAATAGGGAATACAAATGTAAATGTTGAATTTGGTGATAATTTTCAAACACAAACACCAACAAGATACCAGGTTGATGGGGAATTAGAAGTATATTATGCATTTAAGGTTAAATCAATAAGTTAAAATGGCAGAATTAAAAGGAGAAATAAAAAATTTACTTAACATCACTGATGAATTAGCTAGTATTCAAGACAGTGGTAAAAATCCTATATTAACACCTGTTTACCCAAATAATTATCAGGGTAAACAAGTACTATTAAATGCAGACAGAATTATTTTTAATGCTCGAAAACAAAGATCAGAAGAAAGTAAAGATGCTGCTAATACATTTGAAGGAGGAGATATACATATGTTTTCACATAATTTTATTTCTTTTAGTTCAAATGGTAGTATACATTTAAATACATTATTCCCAAGAGTAGATCAACACACTAATACTCAAAATTATATTATGTTAAATTCACCTAATATATTTATTGGTATGGATACCGTTGAAGGTAGACCTAAAAATTATCCAACCCAAAATGCTGTATTAGGGTTAAAAACACAAGAAACATTAAATAAAATATTAGATATATTTAAACAATTATTAGATATTCTAAGTGATGATTATAGTCATATTGGAGATAATGGTAAACCTACAACACCAAAAGGTGAAGCTTTTGAAACTATTAGAAAAGATTGGTATGATAATAAAGGAGAACCAGAAGCTAATAGTGTAGGAGAAATTAGAAAAATGATAAAAGATATAATTAGTAGACACGTATTTATAAAACAATAAAATGTCAGCATTAAACGCACAATCACAATTAACAGGTCAAATAAAAAACACTATTAGTAGTGTTGCAGGAAAATTACCTAATGGACAAGTTCCTTTTAAAGAGGGAATAGCTAGATTAAAGGGTACATTGCCTAATCCTATTACAATACAAAATACTTTAAAGTCAGGAACTAATGTACCTCCTAATTTTTTAAAAGATTTCGACGCTACACAAGATTTAGTATCTAATATTCCTATTTCAACAATTGATATACCTGAAGTAGAAATAACACCTACTGAAATACCTATAGAAAAACCAGTAGACACTGAAGGTTTAACTGAAAAACAAATACAAGAAGAAGAAAGAAAAAGAGAACTAAGACAAAAAAGAAATGAAATATCATCTAAAATCCAAAACACCGTAAAAGATAAAGCAGGTAGTATTTTAGGTGGGTTACAAGGACAAGCTGATAACTTAATAAAAGGAGTAGTAGCAGGAGCAGCTTTAGGAGCTGTAACTAATAGTGGGTTAGGAGAAATAGCATTAAAAATAGCTGCTTTTAAATTTTTTAAGGCCCAAATAGCTGAATCACAAAAAAGAGTTTTAAATATTCAAAAAGAAGTACTTAAAGTATCAGAAGAAGGAAAAGATGTTTTAAAGGGGGCAACAAAATCTATAGTACAAGATGGTAAAATAAAAGGAGAAGCAGCACAAAAAGAATCATCAGCCAAATCTTTAGAAGCACAAACTAATAGTATGAAACCTACGTTTCCTTCTCATCCAGGTCCGGGTAATAAAGCTAATAGTTCAGTAACTCAAGCTGCTAAAAAAGCAAGAGAAGAAGCTGATGGGTTTAAAGCTAATATGGAACAAAAAGCTAAAAACGTTGGAAAGTTTTTAAAAGATGGTTTAGAAAAAATAATGAATTTAATTTCTACTATATTAAAAGTAGTAGGTGCTATTTTAGCTATTATAGCATTTATTAAATTTTTAAAACAACTAATGGAATTATTAATGTTATTATTATTCGGAAAAAATAATTCAACATCTAGTGCTAAAGAAAATTCAAAAGCAGCAAGCCCTGAAGAATTTTTAGCAGAAATAGGATACCCAGGATTTACAGAACAAGATTTTTCTCAAGTTATTAAAGATGCCTTCAATAATTTAGGGAATTCAAATATACCTAATAGAGATAAATTTCCCCAGGATAATTCTTTAAACACAAACAACACTACAACTAATCCTAATAATAGTTCTACATCAAACTTTAATAATAGTTCTATAAATTCACAAATTACAGGATTAAATTTATCAGATCCACTTATAATAGGAGATACACAAATAGGAAATCCTATAACACAATCAGATTTAAATCCTTCTTCAGGAAAAGATTTTAATAATCACCCTTTATTAGGAGATTTAACTGAAATTCATCCTCAAATAACAAATGAATTATATAATAATGGAACTTTACCTTTAACTAATGAGCCGGTTTTAGATCCAAATAGTTTTTCAGTAGATTTAGACAAATTATATGATGATATAATAAATGAATTAACAGAAACTAATCAAATTGAGTATATAGAAAAATTATATAATTTAGATTTTGAAATGATAGGATATAAGCGTTATAGAGCTTAAAAAATTTATATTTATTAACAAACATTAATTATTAACATGAAAGCAAAAACTTTTGAAAATCTAATTAGAAAAGTAGTTAGAGAAGAAATCGATTATGCGTTACGCAGAGAAATTAAATCACTTAAAGAAGATTTACGTGATGAATTAAAACCAACAATCACAGAACATACTGAAAGATTAGTTGAAGTACCTAAAGTACCTCAATCATCTTTAAAAGAAAAAATAATGGGTAAAAAACCTATTAAAAAACAACAATTTGTAGGTAATAGTATGTTAAATGATCTACTAAATGAAACAGCAGCAGGAGATACAAATTTAAATTCAGGAAATTCACCTGTAAGTTTATCACAACCTTTTGCAACAGGTGATCCTTTACCAATGAATACAACAGGCATGCCTGACTCAGTAGCAAAAGCAGTAACAAGAGACTATAGTGGTTTAATGAACGCAATTAATAAAAGAAACGGAAAATAGTAAATGGCAAACGTAAGAGATTATATAAGAATAAATCCTATAGATACAGATAATAGGAGAGCAATAGGTGTTAGATTTCCATTTAATGCTGAAGGTGTATTTTTTTCTACTTATGAAACAGCTGAACAAGTAAAAAGCAACCTATTAAATATAATATTAACAGAACCAGGAGAAAGAGTATTTAAACCTAATTTTGGTATAGGATTAAGAGAATATCTTTTTGAAAACTTTACAGATACAGAATCTTTAAAAGAAAGAATTAATAATCAAATAAATCTTTATCTCCCTCAAATTGAATTGACAAATGTAACTGTAGATAAATCACCTGATAGTCATGAATTATATGTAGGTATATTCTATAGATTAATAAACAATGGAGAAGAAGACGCTATACAAATTAATTTTGCACAAGATAATAATTTAAGTGAATCTTCAACACCTTCACCTAATGTAGGAGGAGGATATTAAATAAAAAAACATGGCTTATAATAAAATATCAAATACAACACCTATTAAGGACATAAAATATCTTAATAAAGATTTTAATTCTTTTAGATCTGACTTAGTTGAATTTACTAGAACATATTATCCTAATACTTTTAATGATTTTACAGAAGGATCTCCAGGTTTGATGTTTATGGAAATGGCTGCTTATGTTGGTGACGTTTTATCTTATTATGTAGATACTCAATTACAAGAAACATTTTTAGACACGGTTCAAGAAAGAACAAACTTATTTCATTTAGCATATACTTTAGGTTATAGACCAAAAGTAACCTCAACATCAGTTACAGATATAGATGTATTTCAATTAATACCTTCAAAAGGACCCACAGACAATAAAACTCCAGATTTTGATTATGCTTTAACTATAAACCAACCAACAGCTTTTGAAGCATCAAATGGAGTAGAATTTTTATTACAAAATCCAGTAGTATTTAGTAACTCATCTTCTTTTGACCCTACAGAAGTAAGTATTTATTCTTTAAGTGGAAATGATCCCGAATATTATTTACTAAAAAAATCAGTAAAAGCTATATCTGCTACTAGAAAATCAACAACTTTTGAAGTAGGAAATTTAGAAAGATTTTTAATTTTAAATTTAATAGATAGTAATATTATATCAATAGAATCTATAATAGATTCAAATGGAAATGAATACACAGAAGTTCCTTATTTAGCACAAGACACAGTTTTTGAAAATATATCAAATGTACAAGGTACTAGTCCTACATTATATGAATTTTATGATGAAACACCTTATTTATTAAAATTAAAAAGAGTACCAAGAAGATTTGTTACTAGATTTACATCTAATGGGGTATTAGAATTACAATTTGGTGGGGGAAGTTCAGATAAAACAGACGAACAAATAGTACCTGTACCAGATAACATAGGTTTAGGGGGCAGAGATGGAAGAAGTAAATTAGACCAATCTATAGACCCCTCAAACTTTTTATACACAGAAACATATGGTAAAGTACCTTCAAATACAACCTTAACAGTTAATTACTTAGTTGGGGGTGGATTAAATTCTAATGTTCCTTCTAATACTATAACAAAAATTAAAGAAATTAATGTTTCCAATAAACCTAATTTAAATGGTAGTTTAGTTTCTTTTGTTAAAGAATCATTAGCATGTAATAATCCAGAAGCATCAACAGGTGGTGGGTCAGGTGATACTGTTGAAGATTTAAAACTTAATACAGCAGCTACTTTTGCGGCTCAACAAAGAACAATAACTAAAGAAGATTATATTATAAGAACATTATCTATGCCTTCTTTATATGGTAATATAGCTAAAGCATATATTGTAAAATCTACAGATATAGAGTCTATAACTTCAGACACAGAGTCTTCTCAAATATCTTCAAATTTATATATTTTAGGATATGATAGAAATAAATATTTTACTACATGTAATAATGCTACAAAAACAAATCTAATAACATATCTTAATTATTACAAACCATTAACAGATTCTATTAATATAATGGATGCTTTTATAATTAATTTTGGAATTGATTTTGAAATTACAACTTTTAGAAATAATAATAATCAACAAGTTTTACTAGATTGTATATCTGAATTAAAAAATTATTTTAATGTAGATAAATGGGAAATAAATCAACCTATTATAGAATCAGAAGTTATTAATTTAATAGCAAATGTAAAAGGGGTACAATCAGTAATAAATGTTATATTTAATAATTTAGCGGGTCAAGAAAAAGGATATTCTAGATTTAGATATGATTTTAAAACAGCTACTAAAAATGGAATAATTTATCCTTCTTTAGACCCTAGTATTTTTGAACTAAAATACCCAGATACAGATATTAAGGGTAAAATAAAACAATATTAAAATGGCATATTACTCTATATTCCCAGAAAAAGACGCTACAATATATAGTCATCCTGACAGGATAAATATGAATACAGGTCGTGATGAAATCCTTGAATTAGTTGAAGAAAAATCACCTACAGGAGAAATATATTATACATCTCGTATAATGATGAAATTTGCAAATTTAGATATAAAAGATGTTATAGAAAATAAATTATCAGGCATAGCAAAAGAAGTAACTCCTAATAATTTAAAAATATGTTTAAATTTATATTCTACTGAACATAAACAACTAGCTAATAGTCATGTAATAGAAGTTTTTCCATTATATATTGATTTTGCTGAGGGCACACAAAGATATGAATCAAATCCCCCATTTATAGCTACAGGTAGTTTTCAAGAAGCAAATGGAGTAACATGGGTACACAGAACAGAATTAACATCATCTGCATGGATAACATCAGGATTTGCACCTGGAACAACTGGATCCTATACGTTACAAGCAGGTGGAGGAAATTGGTATACAGGTAGTAATTTTAGAGGCGAAGATAATTTTTTTGAAAATGATGTTTTAGATACTGATATAGATGTTACTTCTATAATCCAAAAATTCTCATCTAGTTATTATACAGGAGCTACATATCCTGATGCTATAATTAATAATGGTTTTATAATTAAAAAGCCAAGAGAAACAGAAGAAGATGGTTTTAGTTATGGAGGTCTAAGTTATTTTTCAAATAATACCCACACAATTTATCCACCTAAACTAACTTTTAAATGGGATGATTCAACTTACACAACAGGTAGTGGAGCTACAGCTTTAATTAGTGGAGATATATTTTTATCATTATACAATAATAAAACTGAATTCCAAAGAAAATCAAAACAACGTTTTAGATTAACAACAAGAAAAAGATACCCAGATAGAACATTTGTAACAAGTTCAAATTATCTAAATACACAATATTTACCTAAAACAAGTTATTATAGTGTTAGAGATGCAGAAACGGATGAAGTAATAATTCCTTTTGACACAGAATATACAAAATTAAGTGCTAATAGTGATGGAATGTATTTTGATTTATGGATGGAAGGATTTCAACCTGAACGTTATTATAAATTAATGTTTAGAGTTGATAATAATGATGGAATTAATATTTATGATGAAGATTATTTCTTTAAAATAGTAAGATAATGAAATTAACTAAAAAGGCATACGAATCAATAGAAGCTGATAAATTAATAGATAGATCTTTTAATGAATTAAAATCATCAGTTGATAATGTTTCATTAACAAACTTTTTTGAAATATATAATAAATTATTTTTTCAAATCCCACAAACAGGAACTTTATCCCACACTATTTTATTTAACAGAAGTGGAGAATATTTACAAGATGCAGAGTTATCTTCAGATAAAATTATTAGAGATTTAAGAAATAGTATACAATCTTTAGAACAAAGAATAGCAACTTTAGAATCAGAAAAAAATATTTTAGAAGCTGACAATAAAGTTAAAGAACAAGAAATCACAATATTAAAACAAAGATAATATAAATGGCTAAAACAATTGCTGAAAATAATATTGCTCGGGTAGACATTAAAAATTTAGATGACTTAAAGTCTGTATCAGTTGACAGAAAATTTGGTAGACCTGAAGATTTTGTAGAAGTTCATATATATGATCTTAATAATAATTTATTAAATAGTGTATATGAGTACACTGACTTTAATACAGGAGAAAATATAGGGGGATTAACAAATGAAATAAATATTAATCCCCAACAAATACTCAATGAAAATGGTTATAACACAGGTGAATATAGACTAAAAACAAACATACAAAAAAGAAAAATATTTAATTCTATAACTCCTGTTTTTAGAATATCAGAAATATCATCAACTAGAAACGAATTAAAATTAGCTACAACCCAAGGAAATACAGTATTAGATTCTAATTCTAGAAATTATATCCAAACAGTTCAAAATTCAACATATCTTAGAGAATTTATATTAAACTTTCAAAATGATATAAATATAGTAGGGATTAATATGGATATAGATAAATCTAACCCTAATGATTTTTTATTATTAATAAAACTACTTAAACCTTTACCAGATAATATATCTGTAGGTGATAAACTAAATATAGTAGAGGATATAGTAGATCCTTTAGAAGTAATTTACAATTTAGGCGAATTACCCCCTGTAGATACTACAATACCTATAAAAGGACCTAATTTTAAAATAGACACAAGATTAAATCCTAAAGTATCTAATGAATTTAAATCATTTAATGATATATTAAGTACATCTACTACTTCATCTTACCAAAAACTTTTATCTAAATTAGATGGGTATGAAATCCCAGAAATAGATTATGGGTATGTAAGACCAGTAGATACTGGATCTTTAGACTTTCTAACAGTAACACCAACACATTTTGAAAACTTCGTACATTTTGGTAGTGCAACTGAACTATTAAATAATTTTAAATATAAATTAGAATTAATTGAATTATATGATACACAATTAAAAGATGTAGAAACAATTACAGGTGATACAACTCAATCAGTAGCTTATACAAATGCATCTGCTTCTATAAAGCTTAAAAAAGAAAACTTAATTCAGGGACTTAGTGGTTATGAACAATTCTTATATTTTGAGTCAGGAGCATATTCTTGGCCAAAAACAAACACAACAGAACCTTACATATTAACACATACAACTTCTTCAGAAGCAGAAACATGGTTAGGTAGTGGTGATTCTTTTAATCCAAATTATGGTGGTCAATTATTATCTGCTTCTGTGTTTGATTCTCAAAATCCCAATAAATTATCTAAATTAGTTCCTACTTTTATAGGTGATAAAGAAGAAAACCAACCTTACATGTTATTTTGTGACATGATAGGACAACATTTTGATCCCATTTGGGCACATATAAAAGAAATAACTCAATTAAGAGATAATAGTCATACTTTAGGTGTGTCTAAAGATTTAGTTTACTATACTTTAAAAACACTAGGTATAGAAGGTTATGATCAATTTGAAAACGATGATTTAATAGAATATGTATTTGGATCAACTCTAGACCCACAAGACACTTCAACAGTAATTACTGCGTCAAATGCAATAATTTCAAAACAAGATATTTCTAAAGAAATTTGGAAACGTTTATACCATAATGCACCTTATCTTTTAAAAACTAAAGGAACAGAAAGAGGTTTAAGAGCTTTAATTAATTGTTATGGTATCCCTGAAACAGTATTAGATATAAAAGAATTTGGTAGTTCAGACCCTAATAGAGATGAATTTAAATTATATTCATACCCTAAATTTACACAAGTATTAAGTGGTAATTCTATAACAAATGGGGGTGTATCGGGAATGTTTATAGAAACACAATGGTCTTCATCATTAACAACAGCTTTACATGATGTAGCTGAAACTTCTTCAGCTAAAACAGTTGAATTTAGAGTAAAACCAAATAGATCAGATAATGAATATCATTTATTTTCATTAACTAATCATTCTTCAACATCAGATATATCAGGTTCAGACTTACATTTAGTCTTACACCCATATACAGGTAGTAAAGATTTTAATACCTTTAATGATAGAACCCAATATGGTAAATTAGAATTAATACAATTTACTTCTAGTATAGCTTCAAGTTCTGGTATACCTTTATCTGGATCATCATCTCCTTATTTTCCGGTGTATAATGGAAGTTTTTGGAATATATTTTTAGGAACAGAAGGTATATCAGGTAGTGATACCACATCAAGTTTTGGGGCTTATCAAGCTAACCATTTAAGAGAAGTTAATTTTTATACTGGTTCTGCAATATTATCTGAAAAAGATAATGCACAATCATTTGGTAATCCACATTATGATAGTGGTAATTATATAGGAGGTGTAAGAAAAGGATTTTTTGGAGGAATTAAAACAGTAACAAATAATTCTTTTTATCAATTAGGAGCAGATGCATCATTAACAGGAAGTACTTTTGGATTAGGTTATAATGGGTCATTATCTGAAATTAGATATTATTTTGGTGAATTATTATCCCATAATACTCTTAAAAAACATGCTTTAGAACCTTTAATGTATGGGGGTAATTCTATTTCTTCTTCTTATGACCATTTAGTAATAAGATATCCATTATCTTTTGAATTAGACTTAACAGCTAATACATCAACACAAATACCTTCATCTGATCCTGCTTGGAATACGGATCCTACACTAACTACATCTTTAGTAGGTTTACTCCCTGATCCAACTGCTAATCCACCCCAGAATACTGCTATAGACGGTGCTTCTCCTAATCCTCTTTTAGGCCCTACCTCCCCATCTGCTAATTTAGTTGGACCTATTACGGGGGGTGCGATTTTAAGTTCAAGTCTTGATGTAAATCAAACAAGCTCAGGTATAGCCCCATCTAGTAGTAATAATTTAGGAGCTAGTTCAAACCAAAATGGAGCGGGAACAGGAACAGTAGCATATTCTGGACAATTTTTCCCTTCTGGATCAGTTCCTTTAGGAAGTGCGGGCGCACCTGTATTTACAGTTGCGGGTACACCTTTATTACAATCACACCATCCTAATGTAGATGTAAATTACTTAAATGGATTTACCTATTTTAATGAAAAAGATGTAGAATTATTAGTAGAAGACCACCATTTACCTACTCCTAATACAATTGGAAAGTCCCCAGTAAATAAAAAAATATACATAGATTCGGGATCAACAGATGATAATATTTTATCACCTAATAATTTATCTCAAATATCTATTACAAATAGACAAGTACCTGATTTTAGTAATATAGGTATTTATTTGTCACCACAAAATGAACTAACTGAAGATATAATTTATACTTTGGGTACATTTAATTTAGACGAATTTTTAGGAGATCCTAGAGAATCTACAGATGAATTTTATTCAGATTTTAGAGAACTTCATCACCAATACTTTAAAAAATTAAAAAAAGGTAAAGATAAATATAATATAAGAGATTTTACAAGGTGGATTCAATATTTAGATTATACTTTATTTGAATTAATAAAACAATTTACTCCACAAAAAGCAGTAAATAAAACAGGATTATTAATAGAACCTCATATTTTAGAAAGATCTAAATTTAGAAGATATAACCCAACACAATCAGATGCTAGAGCAAATGCAATTAGTAGTTCAGTATTTGATAGTACAATAAAAGAAATAACGGCTTCATTTAGTAAAAACAATAATCATTCTCAATTAGATAATACAACAGGATCAGCCAAAATAAATGAATTAAGACCTACTATAGATGTAGCTAAAGCACTATCTGGAAGTAGTATATGGCAACAAACAGTTAGTTCAGGCAGTAGTGTTGATATTTTAAGAAACCATGTTTTAGTTCCTTATGGTAATTTTATGAATTCAGTTTTAAGTAAAAAGAAATTTAACTCAAACAGTACTCGTAATATTCAATTTGATGATTCACTGTTAGAAATGGAAACTTGGAAACGTTCTCGTTATGAAGGATCAAAACTAACAGGAACAAAACTTAACGAATATACTACAGGAGATATAACTTATGGTTTAAATCCAGTATTATCACAAAATGCAACAGCTTTATATTTTGGGAAATCAATAATAGGAGCAGACGGAGAAGATAATAGTTTAACTACAATCAAAAACCATTCATACATTGATGTAGAAAAAATAATTATAATTAACAAATATAAAGACACAGTAACTACTATAGACGTTAATAATGAAAAATTTGATGGTATAAACGGATATTTAGCTAAAGATTTTAAAGATGGTTCTTCTTTTAACATTAAACTTTTAGATAATAAAACTACTCATAAATTAAAAAAATCATACAAATCTAAATTTAATCAAGGATATTTTTATAATGTTTTAGAACATAAAGGATTAAATAACGATGGATTAATATTTGAACAAGGAATAATGGTAGGATATGCTATTAGTTCTTCTGATAATTTTCCAACAATATATTCTTCATCAGAAGCACCATATCAAAATGTGTTCGTTTATGGTAAAAGTGATAGTACTATATCTGAAAGTACAATTGAATTATACGAAAATACGTTAACTAAAACAATATGGCCTACTAGTCAATCTTTTGGTAGAGTAGATTTTATAACATCAAGTGCAAATAATTTTGTTTATAGTAATATGCAAAATTTATCAAGTTTTATTAATTCATTATTAATACCAGTTGCTTCAGAAAGTCAATATAGATTATTTGGAACATTTAACTTAGGACAACAAATCAATGTAGCTGATTATTCTGCAAAAACAGACGCAGGAATAAAAAGTATAAGTACTGTAGAATTTAACATACAAAGTGGATCATATCTAACAGAAGGATCTAGTACTCATGTGGATATATCAGGAAGTGCTAATATGAGTGGATTTGGTAAACCACTTAAAAAACCAAAAACAGCTCTTATCCCTATTATGCAAGGTCCACACGATTTAATTACAACACAAAAATCTAACTCTGGAATAACATGGCCAACTAATGGAGGCGTTATTGGTAGCACAGTAGGTACTGATGAAAGTATAAAATTAAATTATTATCTTGCAGGTACTCCAGCTTTTAATTCTATATATCAAATTTCATATTTAGAAGAAAAACAAGTAATAATATCTAACATAGATAAACCAACAGAATTAGCTAATGGTATAGGTGAAAAAGGATATATACTTATACCCGACAATTTAGACAAAGACATTAAAAAGAATTTAGACTTTTTCTTAGAAAGAGCAGGCATAATAGAGGGTAAAACAGCTGAACGAATACCTAATAGCAAAGAATAACACTTTTTTAAAAAAAATTATATTTATAACAAAATACAATAACAATGGGATATTTAGATAATACAAGCATTACAGTAGATGCAATTTTAACAAAAAGAGGAAGAGAATTACTCGCAAGAGGTGATGGCTCTTTTAGAATAACACAATTTGCTTTAGCAGATGATGAAGTAGATTATACTTTATTTAATGAAAATCATCCTAATGGTTCCCAATTTTATGGAGAAGCAATTGAAAATATGCCTCTTTTAGAAGCTATCCCAGATGAAAATAATATAATGATTCATAAGTTAGTTACTTTACCAAGAGGAACAACTAAATTACCTATTGTAACAGCTAATATATCTAAAATTCAATTATCACTTGGCGCTACAACTTCTGTAAATCCAAATACTTTAAATTTCCAAGGTTTAGCAAACGTAACAGAACCAGGAGGATATTTAGCAACAATAGCAGACAGAAGACTATTAGTAGCATTTGAAGGAGTAGGGTCAGCAGCAGCTTCATCTACAGCAAGACCATTTAGTAACTCAGCATTAAGTGAAACTATTAGAGGTACTTCATTTAGCTTAACAGCTATTAATAGTACTACATTATTTGGAACAAACACAAAATTACTAACAACACTTACACTTGAAGGTATAGATTCGGGAGCAAGAGTAACTATTCCTGTTGAAATAACTAAAGAAGTAATAGCTACTTCTAATACTCAAGGTGTAACTGGAGTAACATTAACATAATAAAACATGGCATCATACAGCAGATTAAACCCAGAAGATTTAGTAGTAAGCACAGACAAAGTAGTGTCAAATGCTTGGGACAACAATGTAGATATATTAACAACCCACTTTACATCTTCAACACAAGCAGTATACACTGACGCTACTTCTCAAGGTAACTTTTTTATAGAAGTAAGAGAAGGAGAAGACACAGTGTCTTCTTCTATAGAATACACAATTTCTTATGGACATAAAGCAGGATCAGGATCATCAAACTTTACAAATACAGCAGGAGCTTTAGGAAACACAGCAACTAAAGTAATTTATAACCAATATAGACAATTAGTATTTGGTGATGAAACATCTAATTTTACATTTAATGGTTTTGAACCAAATGATATTTGGGTAATTAATATAGCTAGAGGAAGATACAAACATGCTCTAAAAGCAGGCTCTTTAAATTTAAAACTTACTGATGGTACTAATGATACATTTTTAACAGATGATAGTGTTACTACTTCAGGTTCTGCCATAATAACAAATTTAGGTAGACAATTTAATTTAGTATCAGGTTCTAATGGTATTATGTCGGGTTCAAGTTTAGATCAAACAGTAGGATTAGAAAATAGTAGTGGATCATTTGGTTTTGTTTATCCAGATGCCGGAATAATAGTATTTAACGCTGAGTGTTTAAGAAATGTAACCCCTACCTATTGGTTAGAAGCAACGGCAGCATCTACAGAAAAAAGAGTAGAAAAAATGTTCGATGCAATTGTTGATGGTACTAGTTTTCAACTAGATTCCGAAGAAAAGGTATCTTCTCAATTTATGTTTGTAAGAGTAAAAAATAGTGAATTTAATTATTCATCTAATCCTTCTTATATAGATGTAAATGGGAATTTAAACAATACAACAATGGCGGATTCACCTACTACTTATATTACAACAGTAGGTTTATATAATGATGATAATAATTTATTAGCTGTAGCAAAATTAAGCCAACCATTAAAAAAAGACTTTACAACAGAAACACTTATTAGAGTTAAATTAGATTACTAAAAATGTTATCAAATGGCAGTTTACAAATCACTAGGTCCCGATGATATTTCAAGAATCCCATTTAATGCAAATAAAAAATTTTCATTTTATTCAGGATCTTCTTCATCACCACTAGTAGAAACAAACACAGTAGGAATAAGTTTCCAAACATTTGAATATCCTACTATAACTTTAGATAATTTTAGTAATGGTACCGATACTAATAATTCGATTAAGTATCAACAATTAGATCATTTATTTTATAAAAATTATTTAAGAGATATTTCTAATAGATTTGGGGATGCTGATTATTTATCTCAAAAAAGAAATTTATATGTTAAAACAAATATAATTTCAATCCCTTCTAATTTATATGGAAATAAAATTAAACCAGGTACTTTTCAATTATCTGGAAGTTTTGGGGTATTAATAGATGATAAAAAAGGAAATCTAATAATCTCAGGTACTAATTTAAATAACCATAGCATTGATGAAAAAGAAAAGATTTTTAATTTAGGACCTATAAAAGGATTTAAACAATATGATGTTAATTATGATATTTATGGTAAAACAAACCCCAATCCTCTAACATATTATAATAAAACAAATGTATATGACGACAGTTACTACTCTAATATTTTAGAATATAAAAATATAATTTTTAGTCCCCAAGATTATGATTTAACTAACGTAAGTGGATCTAAAATTAATTTTTTAAGTAATGGTTCTTTAACATCATCTATAGTAGCACCTCATAATGAAACTTATAATTTTAACCCTGAAGAAGATTTTACAATATCCTTCTTTATTAACCCTATAAGTGCAAGTGGATATATAGCAAGTAAAAGTACCACCAAAACTTTAATTAAAACACCTATAAACGAAAAAACTTACACAACTGGTTCTTCTCAACCTTTTAATGTAAAAGAAAAAAATAAATTTCCTTTTGAAATTTTTATAGATGATAGTCAAAATTTAAATTTTAGAAAAAGCGATGGGACAAACACCCCAACAGTAACTGTTCCTATAGCTACAGGATCTTTACACCATGTAGTTTGTATGAGTTCTGCATCTGTACTGGAAATATGGATGAGTGGTTCTAAAATATCATCTACAACAGACACAACTACAGGACAAACAGAAAACCAAGCTAATTTATATTTAGGTAGTAAGGGTGAAATAAGTAATTATTATACAGGTAGTTTATCTAATTTTATAATTTTTAATTCTTCAAGAACAGAAAATCAAATAAAAAATCTATCATCTAGTTTAGATGGAAACCCGTATGTAGGAAATATATTTTATTCTAATGGTATTGCTACTATAACACACCCAAAACACCAAAATACAATAGCAAAACCTAACAACACAGAATTAGAATTATCTTTTTCAAATATCCATCCTATATATGAAAATGAATATCAGTGTACTGTTCAATCAGACGAATATAATTTTACACACAATATTTCAACAAGAAAAATAAAATCAGACCAAAAACCAGACTTAGCAAATTTTGCAACAGGATCACAATTTAAACCTTATGTTACAACAGTTGGTTTATACAATGAAGACAACGAATTATTAGTTGTAGGTAAATTAGGCCAACCAATTAGAATGTCAGATGAAACTGACACTACTTTTGCTATTCGTTGGGATACCTAAAATATTTTTTGTACATTAAGGGTTATGTGGTATTTCTTAGACAAACAAATAGACGAAATTTCTGACCTTCCTGAAGGAGCGTTCGGATTTATTTATCAAACAACTCATATTCCAACCGGAAAAAAATACATTGGTAAAAAATCACTAATGTACAATCGTAAGAAAAAACTTACTAAAAAAGAACTTTTAGAATACGCTGGTAAAAAGGGAAGAACCCCTACACACATCAGAGTACAAAAAGAAAGCGATTGGAAAACCTACTATGGTTCACATTCATTTATTAAAGAATCAAATAAAGAAGACTTAGAAAGAAAAATACTACAATTGGCTTTTAATAAAAAAGAACTTACATACTTAGAATGCAAGTGGCA